CGACCTCGACGGACTAATTGAAACCCGCGACACCATCCTCGAAACGCCCAATTTCTACTCTTTCATCGGCGGTGACGTGCTGGAAAACGCCCTCCATACCTCAAAATCAGCGTCATATCGCACGAAAATGGGGCCGGAAGCGGAGCAGGAGTGGGTTTTTAATGAGGTCCTCCTACCCTTGGGCCGTGCGGGGCGCATTTTAGGCGTTACGAACTCGAATCACTCCATCCGAAGCGACAAAGCGACCGGAATTGACCCGATTCAACAACTTGTGATGCGAACAAACCTCGAACTCAAAGGGATTGCGCCTCTGATTCCGTATGAACGCGGCGGTATTTGGGTCGGAGTGACGCTTGGGAAGCGCAAAAACAACGGAAAACCCTTCTGCTACGGCGTTTTCTATCATCACGGGTGGGCAGCGGGGCGAAGCGAAGGCGCTGCGCTCAATGCCGTGTCAAGCATCCCGAAGTGGCTGCACGGCACCGATGTTGTGGTGGTCGGCCACGCCCATGCGAAAACCGGCACCAAACTAGCGGCGTTCGAGCCGGATTGGACGTGCGGGCAGTTCCGAAAACGCAGGATTGCCGCCGGAATCACGGGTTCCTACATGCTGTGGGGCAGTTATGGGCGAGAAAGGGGCTATGCGCCGAAAGAGGAGGGCGCAACCGTTGTGAAGTTGTCGGGGAAGAGGAAGGAAGCAAAGATCGTGCTGTAACGGAGGTTCTGTGATGGCGGGGGTTAACATATCCGGCGTCGGTCCGGACACTCCAATAGAAACCAACGCGAACGGCGGCAAACAGTCAACAACACCCTATCGTTTCGACCTTCTAGACGCGCCGGCCATGTTCCAATTAGCCGCAATCGCCGGAAAAGGCGCAGCGAAGTACGGTGTGAGCAACTGGCGCAAGATCGACACGCGCAGTCACCTGAACCATGCGCTCATTCACGTATTCGCATACCTGGCTGGCGACAAATCGGAAGACCACCTGGAGCACGCTTTCTGTCGCATGATGTTCGCCGTAGCAATGGAAGGAGGCTAGCCTTGTCGCCGTGACCCTACAAACAGATGACCCGCGCCTTCTGAGTCTCGACACTGAGATGATTCAGGAGGCATGGGCAGGAATAAGGCGAGACTGCGCAGGGTTTATCAAGGCGTTTGTGAAGATTCACAACGAAGACACGGGAGAACCAATGCTATTCGCCTTGTGGCCCGAGCAAGAGAGAGTTCTGAAGGAAGTACACGAGCACCGACTCAATGTCATATTGAAAGCCAGGCAGCTAGGATTCACATGGCTGTGCCTGGCTTATTGTTTGTGGCGAATGCTGTGTCGCGCCGGCCTGCGAACGGCGGCTGTGTCGCGCACGGAGTCGGAGGCAAAAGAACTAGTCGATAGGGTTGTGCTCATGCTGCGCCATCTGCCGCAGTGGATGGTCACGTACGGCAAACCATCCGACAAAGGCGTCACGTGGGAAAGCACGTCCCTGGAAGTGAAGGTTCACCATCCCAACGGCGAGGATTCGAGGTTCCAGGCATATCCCGCCGGGCCTGAAAGCGCACGTTCATACACCGCATCGGTCCTGCTCCTTGATGAGTGGGCGGCGCAGGAATATGCGAAAGCCATCTGGACTGCTGCGTTCCCCACCATCAACCGTCCGACAGGCGGCAAGGTTATTGGGTTATCGACGGCGAAGCGCGGCACCTTCCATGAAGAAGTGTGGAACGGAGCCGTCACAGGGGATAACGGGTTTCACCCTATATTCGTGCCGTGGCATGCAGACCCAAGACGCGATAGCGGGTGGTATGAAGCCACCAAGAAGGCGCTTCCTCACGCATACCGGTCAGAGTATCCCGCTACGCCCGAAGAAGCATTCTCCGTGGGCGAGGGTGCCGCGTTCTCGGAATGGGATGAGAGAATCCACGTCCCGTTCGATAGGGACTGGTATCCGCCGTCTGGGTGGAAGATATATCGCGCCTATGACTCAGGATACGCAACTCGCGCAGCCTGTCTGTGGATTGCGGTTGACAACGATGGCAGGGCCATTGTCTACCGCGAATACTACCCAACGCAAGTGACCGACCCTGAGCAAGCCAAGAAGATCAAGGAACTTTCCAAAGCGCCCGATGGTTCGGATGAGGTCATTGCCTACACGGTCTGCGATCCGGCTTGTAAACAAAAGAAGAGCGCGACAGGCATTGACACAATCGAGACATTCGCGAAACTCGGAGTGCCGATGATACCGGGAGACAACTCGCGACAACTCGGCTGGCGCAAGATGCACGAATGGCTGAAACCATATCAGGGCGCAGACGGGCAGACAACGGCCCGTCTTTTGTTTACCAAGGCGTGCGTCAACTCAAGGCGCACTATTCCTTCGTTGCTGGTGGACAAGTCGAATCCCGAAGACGTGGATTCCGATGGCGAAGACCACTGCGCTGACGCCTTACGCTACTTCCTTATGTCCCGCCCTTCTGCCCCTATATCCGAAGCGGAGAAGAATCGACGCAGACGCAGGCAGCAGCAGGCCAGCAGACCTATCAACAAATGGACTGGATACTAGACGAAAGGGGGTGTCTGATGATTGGGAATTGACCCTAGTTTGATGGCGGCAATGACGGGGCAACCAGGCATGGGGATGCCAGGAATGCCTATGCTGCCGCAACCGATGGCTGAAGAGGAATACATCGTCACCCCCGATGGCGCAGAAGAGGATGAACCGAAATACGCCGACCCGGAAGCGCGATTAAGCGAACTGTTGTCCCTCTTCAAAGCGTCCGAGGATTTCCGCAGGCAGTATGACGAACAGGCGCTTGACTGGTACAAGCTGTTTGTCGGGCACGTGGAAGAGCTAGGAGAGGACAGGGCCGGGCGGTCGAACCTTCACATTCCCGCAACGTATGAAATGCTCGACACTATCAGGGCAAGGCTGTACAAGGCGTTTTTCGGCACGCGCCCGTATATCGACTTCAAACCGCGTCCGCAGAACACGCAAGACTTGCAGTCAATCGAGATGGACGCGAAGAAAGCCAAACTCGCCGCCGCATTGCTGGACGAGCAGCTAGAGAAGAACGGTATTCAGGTGAAGTGGTACAACTGGATAACCTCACTGCTGAACTTCCCTGCCGCAGTGTTCGGCGTTGGCTGGCGGTATGAGACACGGAAGGTCAGGCGCAGGAAGCAGGTCAAGCGCACCGTGGTTGAACGGCAACTCAGTCCCGACGGCGCAGGCGTGACAATGGTTCCGGTCGAGCAGTTGGTGGACGGACAGTTCCAAGAGGTTGTCGAAGACGCGATTGTGTGGGATGACAACGAGATCGTTCACATCGACTACTTCGACTTCTGGCCCGACCCGATGGGGCACGACATTGATTCTTGCCGGTATGTGTGGCACCGCGTCTATAAGACGAAACCAGACATCGAGAGGGAGCTTGCTGTCCTCGAAAACGCAGGCGGCGGGAAGGTTTACAACATCGACTGGGAGGAGCTTCGCGGCGTCTCCGGCGACATCATGTCGGCGCAATCAGAGCGAATGAGTTCAATCGGCTACATGCAGCCGACCTCCGACCCCGACTTCGGGGATGAACATGCGGACAGGTTGGCGTACCACGAAGTGCTCCACTACTGGGAGGACAACCGGCACGCTATCGTGATTGACAGGAAAACCGTCGCTTATGACGGCCCAAACCCCTACTGGCGGCACGGGAAGAAACCCTTCGCGGTCAAGTCGTTCGACCCGCTTCCGGGACAGTTCTACGGCATGTCGGCAGTGCAGGTAATTGAACACCTCCAGGCTGAGTTGAACACCCTGCGAAACCAGAGGGTGGACAACGTGGCATTCGTGCTGAACCGCATGTGGGGAGTGCTGCGGAGTTCGACCCTGGAACCGGCGGACCTCGTATCGCGTCCCGGAGCCATCATCCCAATGGATAGACAGGATGAGGCATGGGCGATTCCGACTCCCGACGTGACGCAATCCAGCTACCAGGAGGAAGCTATCCTCCGCTCCAACATGGAGAATGCGCTAGGCGTTCCCGCGATTGTCAGGGGCGCGACGCCTGCCAGAAAAGAGACGGCGACCGAAGTCATCACGAAGAACACCAATGCTTCGATTCGATTCGATTCAAAGATAATGATCGTCGAAGAGGTGTTCAAGCGACTTGCCTACCTGATGGACTGCAATAATCAGCAGTTCATCGACAAGACCAAGGTGGCGCGTCAATACGGCCCCGACGGAGCTGAACAGTGGGCAGAGATTGCCCCCGACTCGGTTATCGGCGAATGGGACTACGTTCCCGCAGGTTCTTCCATCGACCCTGCCGCAAACCGCGACATTCGCAGAGAACAATTGGCCCAACTGGTTATGACCGCGATTCAGACGCAGAACCCGTATCTGGACGTGTACGAACTTACGAAGCAGTGGGTAGATTCGTTCGAGATTCGCGGGTTGGCGACTGCGCTGAAGACCAAAGAACAGATACAGCAGGAGCAGATGCAGATGCAGTATCAGCAGATGCTCATGATGGCTCAAGCGCAGCAGCAGGCGCAGATGCAGGCCCAACAGCAGCAGATGGCGCAGCAGGCGCAGATGGCTGCAAGCCAAGTGCAGCAAA